CGTATGCAACGAGATTTGGCATAGCTCTACGTACTAATGAAATCAATATAGGATTCCAGTTAGCAACTGCAGAAGCTCCAGTAGCATTTAAAGGTGCAGCTTCATCCAATTGTTGGCCTTCTTCGAAGAGGGCTTTCTCTTGGTTTTCAAGAATAACTGCAGTGACCGCACGCTTGTAGTTGTCTTCGATTTTTGGTAAATCGGAGTGCTCTAGAATCGGCTTCCACTTTTCTTGTAAGTTTTCTGATAAAAACATTTTATTTTTCCTTTAAATTAACCTAATGGTTTTAGTTTAGTTATTGCTTGAGTGTACTGTTGCATATCGGGAGCAAGTTTAGGTTCTTTCCTTTCAGAAATCTCCCCTGTTCCTTCTTCTACAATAGTATCCTCAACTAGTTTATCAACATCAATTGATGGGAAATATGCTTCTGCGATTTCAGCAATCTTCTCAGCGAAGTCTGCCTCGTCTTTGAAGTCCACACCATGTGATAATGATTCTAGCTTCTCTTTTTGTGATTCGGACAAACTGTCACCAGCTGCCTTTACCACGTTACTTCTCTTGAGGGCATCTAACTCTTCTGTGACATCAATATTTCTACTGACTTCACCATCAAGTTTCTGTTCCATCTCGTCGAGACGATTTGCGAGTTCATCGATAACATTATACTTATCTTCGGGAACGTCAACATAATGTTCTGTGAACAATGTTTTCAATCCATCGATAAAGTTTTCTGTCATCTCTGCTCTCAATCCTCTTTCTATTGCAAGTTCGTTTTCTTTCGTCCACTCGTCTGCAACATATGAAAGATATTTGTCAACGCCTTCCGCAAGGTCAGCTTTGACTTTTTCCACTGAGGATTTTAATTCTTCTGAATATTGTGATTCTAAAGACTCTTTAATCTCTTCTATTTTAGATGAGACTGCAGCCTTAAAGATTGTTCTAGCTTTATCAGCATTTTCATCTGATAGGTCTAGTGCTTCTGAGATTTTAGATAGGTCGTCTTCTACTTCAATCTCGACTAGGTTTGCTTCGAGTTCTGCAGAAGTTTCTTCGTCAACGTTTTCTTCTTTGACTTCTTCTTCCTCTTCTTCTTTTTCTGACCACTTCTCAGCAAGTTCTGCAACTGCTTCTTCGTCCATAGACTTTAGTGATTCAACAATTTTTCTTGCTACTTCTGCTTTAGTCAAGGTCTCGTCAACTTCTTCTTCTGATATAGAACTAAATCTACTCTGAAGTTCTTCCTTAGTCATTTCCTTCATGTTGTTGACGATAGCTTTGATTGATTCCATCTTAGTTGCTTTAACAACATCTTTGGATTCTTCTTCTTCTTCTGAAACTTTTGCAAGTTTAGGTTGCTTGTCAGCTTTATCAGCATTCTTTTGATGTGCATCACCCTTTACGGCTGGGACATTTTCTGCTTTCTTCTGAGCTGCAACTGCTTTGTCAACAGGATTTTCTTCAGGTTTGACGACTTCAACTTTGCCTGAGCCAATTGACTCTGCATCTGATGAACCTTGTTTCACAGGTTTCGCGTCACCTTTTGTAGCACCGTCAGTAGGCTGCTTCACTTCGGAAACTTCTACTTCTGTACTTTTTAGGTTATTTTCTAACTCTGCCATGTTTTTCTCCTGTTTGAGTTTACTTTTTTATTTATATGTTATAGGCTTTCAACAAACCTTTTCCATAGATTTAACTTAGTTTCTTCTAATTTATTCAGTTTAGCACCCCTTAATTGGGTTCTCATGCTCTCTGAATCAACTGCTTTCAATATACCGTTAGACATAATCCACTCTACACCCTCGTATATACCTTCAACGAAGGCCTCGGGAGCAGATGGGTCTGCAACAATATCGGCTGCTGTTGCCAATTGGAAGTCACTTTTTACGTATTGAGCACCACCTTTTTCTTCTAAGGAACCTAATCCTCTAGATGATACACCTAATTTGGCACCATCGTCGATTAGATTTCTTACAATCTGACCGTTGGGTGTGCTCAAAATCTTTGCGCGTCCAATATAATTGTTACCATCTTCTTCTAAAGATGTAATTAAATGAGACACTTTGTCAAGATTGATAGTCGGGCCCTCGGGATGTCCGAGTTCTCCAAATGCTCTATCCTTCTCAACGAATTCTTTTCTATAACGGTTAACTTCTTTCTGCATTATCTCTTTAGGATAAACTCTTCCGTTACGATTCTTAATTTCTGATTGCATGAATACTCCTTCTATGAAGTATTCTTTTTGGCCCTTGGCATTCTCTTCGATGATTACTGGACTCATCTGATAGTCGTTATACTCTGATATTAATTTCATCTATAATCTCCTCGATTTGTATACCTTCTTCGGCCATTGTTTTCATTACTGCTTTGATGTCTTTCATTTCTTTCTCTGCAGATTTTAAATCTTTATATGATGCATCACCACTAAAGAGTCTACCATCCACATACACATCAACTTTGTTCTTCTTGTTTTGCACGTATGCAATAGATACTTTCTTACCACCAAGTTTTGCAACATCCGTTTTGAGTTCTTTTGAACCACTAGGCAACTTTATTTTTGCCTCGTTCAACTCAAATTGTAATGCTTTAAAACTTTTCAACTCTACTCTCCTGTAGGTTCCTGTGGTGCATCCATCCAATCGACTTGAGCATTAACTCGTTTCATGTCGACTGCATCAGCAGCTGCTACTTTAATTCCATCTCCGATAGAACCCTTTGCAGCTTCCAATTGACCATTTTGTATTTGGTCTACTATTTGTTTTGCTATTTCACTACTCATTATTTATATCTCCTAAAAACCACTGTCATCTTCATCTTCATCCTCTGAACTGCCTTCTTTAGCAATCTGAGCATCGATGATTTTAATGTCTTCTTCTGTCTGTCTTAGTATGTACTTTCTAACGTAATCGTCGGAGTAGTACTTACCAACATATTCAGAAGCTTGAGAAAGAGTATCTAACCTCTCTCTTAAAATCTCTGCATCCTTCAACTCTGTAAAATGGTTGTCGGTTGTAAAATCATACTGGAGAAAGTCCTTAAATTTATCGAACTCATCACCAGTTACTATTTCCTTCAACACTAATTGTGTATGAAGAACGTCTGTAAAAACTCTTGCAAACTTCTTTTGAAGTCTGTTTGTGAACTTATTAAACTTAAGTTCATCTCTAGAAATCTCTGAAGCACGACCCATGTTAAATCCATTGTCTGCTTCCATTCTAGATGAAGGTACGTTTAGAGACTGATATAGCTTCTTCTTGAAGTATTCTATATCATCTATATCTGCTAGGTTTTGTCCGCCTGGCAATGTAGTAATCTCCGTTCCTCTACCACCTTCTCTTCTCGGTAACCAAAAATCTTCCAACATACTCATATGTTTTCTATCATCTTTGATTTCACCTGTATCTGCATTGTAAACCAACTTGTTCTTGTATCGGTTCATTACATCAGCAAGATACTGTTCTGCCTTTGCCTTTGGAAGGTTACCTACGTCTATGTAGAATATTCTTCTTTCAGGAGCCCTTGATATTCTGTAAATAACAAGTGCATCTTCCATCATTGATAACTGGTTTGCAGTCTTCAATGCTTTGTGCAGATACCCTATAACTACATTTTTAGTGTAGTCAAGTAATCCCGAAGTCGTATATGTAACCGCCTCGGGTGCAATTCGTACAGTATTTCCTTCCGCTGCACTGGACTTATCAAATCCTTTATCATTGAATACGAAGAACTCTTCTATCTTTGAAACTCTTTCAACCTTAGTCTTAGGGTCTCTTTCCTTTTCAATGTTTCTGACCTTCTTAATTTTAATAGGGTCAATGTTCCTTAAGTCGACTATACCTTTTTTAGTATTTTGAGCGTCGACAACTTTATGGAAGTATACTCTTCCATCCACGTACCATTTTCGAAATATTTCATGAGAGTTCTGATTGAACTTCATCATTGATAAGATATTATAAAACTCGTCTTGTATCTTTCCTTTGATACTGTCAGAGAGTTTCACATCTCTGAGGTCGAGTGACACTATCCTATCGGCACTATCCGAAGTGATACACTCATTAATGATATCTTCAATTGCAGAGTCACACTCTGGCACCAAAGATATCTCACGATATCGACGAATGAGTTCTGCCTCATTCTTGATACCGCCTTCCATATCAATGTAAGCACCGTATGCTCCACCCGATACGAAACCACTTTGTTGTTGAATGACAGGTGTCCCATCATCGTCAACTGGTGGAACAAAAGAAGGTGCTCGAGGCAACTCCTTTGTTCGTAAGTCATCTCTTTTACGAGATATTTCAAATCCTAAAATTTCCATACTAATATTTATACCACTTAAAAGTGGTGTTTTTCACTCTTGTTAAAGAACTCTTTCCCAGTGAGAGAAGGTCAAATCAACTGTGAACTCTTCTAAAGCATCTACTGTTTCATAACTTAACGCTATTTCACCGATGTTTTTAGGGAACATGTTGAAGAACTCATATCTCGCCAGTACGGAGTCATCTTTATTTAACTGTTCTACAAACGCTCTACTTAGTAAGTAGTCTGTTGTCGTAGCACCTTCGCCACTATCCATTGCTTGGATTTCCATCTGCCATGCTTCTAGAGCAGTTCTTGCTGAAAATTCCATGTCATTGATGATAGTTACTGACCAGTCAGCAAAAGTTCTTTCTCCTGCTAACTTAAGGTTGTGTCCTCTGAAAGGAATCACAACTTCACCTAGTGTTGCAGCTGGGATGTTTGCACCTTTACACATGAACTCGATATTGTTTCCAGCTCTTGGTAAGAATACTCTAAAACGGTTTGCTCTTGGGCCACCACCGATTAGTTGTGCTTTAAATTGGTCTATTGTTGCCATGTTTTATACTCCTTAAACTGCACCATAAATTTCACTAAACTCAACACCCGACCTTGCAGCCACGAAGTTAAGAGTGATAAAGTTAATACTTCTAGAAGGTTTCACAAAGATAGAACATACAAATTCATTTCTATCGATGACCGAGTCAGTGTTGTTTGTTTCGTCACAAACTACTGAGAAATCTACTAGTCCTCTTCTGTTTTTTACATCTCTTAGGAAAGGTTCTACAGTACTTCTAAATTGAGCTCTTGTGAATGCATCATTGAATTCAAAGAGTTGTGCTTTAGCAGCTGTTGATATTGCCTTTTCTAATACTATGAATAATCTTCTGACATTAATTCTATCAAATGCTGATGGAGAAGTTAATGCTGTCTTGTCACCGTAAAGAATTGTTCCTTGGCCTGGGAATGTTACTACTGGATTAACTCTTGCTCTGTACAAGTCATCTCTAGATGCTTGTGAAGGGTTAAACGCAAGTTTAGTAATTCCTAGGTACTGTCCTCTTGAGAATCCTGCTGGTGAGAACCATGCATCTCTTAGTAGGTCAGACCTTGCCATTATGCCTGCTGTGTGTCCGTTAGCAGGTACGTAACAGTACTTATCGTTGTAACGGTCATATTGGTATGTCCATCCGCTGTCTATTACGGCATATGAACTTGAAGACATAGTGTTAGCAGTTGTGATAACGTTAGTTGACTGTGTTGACTCTGAAGTCACACCAACTACGTCTGCACGTCTTGGGGAAATGATTGCAATACAATCCTTTCTACCTTCACAGATTAATACTGCTTGGTTTGCTAATGTAGTCCAGTCTGCAAGAATATCTTGGTCTGTTCCACTTCCGTTGTCTGTTCTTGAAGAACCAGTAATTAAGAATGAGATGTCTGAAGTTTGTCCATCTTTGAAATGGTCTTCCCATGCACCGTACTTCTGAGCTGCTGTTGGTGTTCTTCCGTTAGCACCATTTGCTAGAGACGTAGTCTCAGGCAATGTTGGTCTACCGAATACAGTTCCGATTGAAACTGCGTGTGTTCTGTTTTCGTTTGCAGTAGCAACCATTGCTGTTGAATGATATGCCCAGAATACCCAGTCAGATTTAGAACCTATTACCTTTTTGTAATAGTTAGACTCACCACTTGAGTCTTTTGCGTCAGACGCAAGAGATACAAATCCGTAAGTTTCTAAAATTGCATGAGGTGTTCCTGTAATTGCACCGTCTTCGTCTGCAACGACTACGTGAATCTCGTCATGAGCTCCACCAGCAGTTAATGCTGATGCAGATTTACTTGGAGCTTTATCAAATGATGCATAGTATTCCCAGTATCTATTAAGAGTAGAACCGTTTGCAGCTGATGCTGTAAGTCCTGTTCCTGCTGGTTGACCTAATGCTTCGATTGATATCACGTCTGTGTTGATTGCTGTGATTCGATATTGTTGGGTTGTTGCACCGAATGTTACGATGTCTCGAACTTTACATAACGCACCACCACCACTTGCAAGAGTAATAGCAGTTTGACCTGCTGCCTCCGCTGCACCTAGTGTTGTGTTGGCTGCTTTGTAATAAGCATCTGGCCCACCACATACTGAAACTTTAAGTGAATTACCTAAAGAACCAGCACATCTTGCTACCCATTTACCTACTGTTCCACCGAGAGCTCCACTCTCGTATGATTGAACGTATTCATCATGATTTTTAAGTAATGAAGTTGCACTGCCACCTGCGTTTGCACTAAACAAACCTGTGGAGTTAACTCTAACTACTCTTAATGATGAACCGTATCTTAAAAATGCTTCTGCTGTATAGAAGTCTTCTGCTCCAGCGTTAGTATTAGCTGGTTCTGAAAACTCATCGACTAAACCCTTCGTATCTGAAACTGTCTTAACTTCATCAACAGGGCCCCATTGGAATGTCCCAGCGAATGCACCAGTTGTGCTTGATACTGCTGGTACAACATTTGTAAGGTCAACCTCTTTGACCTGTACGCCTGGTGATACTTGAAATGCCATACTTTTTCTCCTGTTAATGTAAAAAGTTGTTTACTGTTTTATTTATAACTTTTATATTCCTACTAATAGCAATACTTTAACAACTCTTTAACTCTAATTAATGTTTTGTGTACCATCTATCACCTTCGCTGTCAACAAAGGAAACCTCTTCGGGGTTCCCTTCTCCAAAGACACCTGCTGGTAGCAAGTCGTCTTGGATTATCTTCTGTTGTTCAGCATACAACAAGTCTTTAACTTGTGTATCTGTCAAATGATAGAAATATTCTGTTGTGATAAACCAACTAAACATGACGATATTCATTACCATGTCATCGTGATATCCCCTATCCGCTTCAAAACTATTCCCTTTATTTATAAAGGTCATGAGCTCCGTGATTGTGGGTCTATCTACTAGTTCTAATCTATGTTCTTCTAACAACTCTTTCATTGTAGAACAACCGATACGTTTTATCTTCCTTGACATTGTAACTCCAATGTCCTCTGCCTTAGCAAAACCTTGTGTAAAAACGTTATCGTACTCTATATCATAGTGCAATTGATTCGCCACCATAGCACCTTCATTGTTATTTTCAATTATTACAATTGGTTTATTATAAGGTGTTACAAACTTATTTATAATATCGGGGAAGAGAAGGGGACTTATCATGTTATCTCGGTACACAGCAACCTGTTTAAAGGGTTGTGTGGACACATCGAAGATAGTAAATGTAGACCAATCCATACCTCTACCCTTTGCAACATCGACTGTGACTATGTACTCGTGACCTTCTACTGGTCTATTATACATAGTGAAACCGTCTTTCATCCATTCACCGTCAACTGCTTTCATCTCTAATAGTGTGTTACTATTAATAAGAGTATTACCAGTTCCTAGAAACGAGTTACCATACTCTTGTTCAAACTGTGCTTCTGATGTGTTTGCAATTGTCTGTCTTTTCCATTCCTCATCTCTGCCCGGCACATCCCACCAGCTAATAAGGAAGTCTTTGTACTCTGATTGTCCGTGTACTGCACTCTCATATATCTTATGGAACATATTACCCACACCGTTTGCAGTAGAGGTAATGATAACCTTGGATTCCTTACCCGATGTTACCACTGGATATGTTGCAGTATAGAAGGTTGCAGCGTCTTCTACGAATGCAAACTCATCTAGATATAGTAAGTTAATGGACATACCACGAATCGAACTTGAAGATGTTGCAGCTGCTACGACCTTCGAGTCGTTTGCAAATTCTATTGAACCTTTGTTGAGAATCTTAACGCCGGGCTGTAAAAAGAACGGAACTGATTCTAACATGGTAACAATACGTGCAATCATCTCCCTTGCAATTGCACCCTTGTTTGCAAGAACCGCTACAGTTACTTCGGGATGAAACACTAGGTACCACAATAAGTATGCACATGATGTGATTGACTTACCACTCTGACGTGATGCAAGAACTACGTTAAATCTGTTTGTATCGTAGTGTTTAATTAATTTATCTTGATACCCACGAAGTTTGAATGGAACCATACCCTCATCCAAGGAAATTATTTGACAATAATTTTCAATGAAATGACAT